ATCAGAATCTGCTGGTCCAAATTCTCATGTAGCTACTTGGGGCTCTGGTATAGATGCATTAGCATTTATCCATTACCCTAAACAGTTACTGAGTTTCATACATTTAGCGTTATTAACTAAATCGTATGGTTATTTGATCCAATTCATAAGTTTAATCTTATGGGCAGGTCCTGTATATTTAGTTCTTGTAGGACTACGGTTGATTAGACCGCTCCATCTAGGGCGACTGTCTATAGTTTATGACCAAGCTGGAAAAGCCAGAGTCGTTGCAATAACGAACTGGTGAATTCAACTTTGTCTTAAACCACTTCATGATTCTATCTTTGATAGTCTCAGAAGAATACCAACTGATGGAACTTTTGATCAAGTAAAGCCTTTGGATGTTTTATTATCCAAGCCTTTAATTGGTCATCAATTCTACAGTTTTGATTTAACAGCTGCAACAGATAGATTGCCGATTGATCTCCAGGCTGATATCCTAGAAACCCTTAAGGTTTCTGGAAGTCTCTGGAAATCATTACTTTCCTTTCCATGGTTTTATCGATCAGAATATGTAACATATTCGGTTGGTCAACCCATGGGGGCCTATTCGTCCTGGGCGATGCTTGCTCTAACACATCATGTGATAGTTCAAGTTTCTGCACAACGGGCAGGTGTTAGTAACTTTACTAACTATGCGGTACTTGGAGACGATATTGTCATTAATCATGATAATGTTGCCTCCGAATACCTTAAACTGATGGAACTTCTAGGTGTCTCTATTAATTTAGGAAAATCAATTGTATCAAATGATACAGTTGAATTTGCTAAACGATGGAAAACATCAGAAGGTATAGACTATTCTCCTATAGGTCCAGGTTTAATCCTAGCCTGTATGAGAAAGCCTATTACCATTGGTGCTATGTTAACTGAGGCTGCTAACAAAGGTTACGCAACTAACTCTAGCACTGTTCTATCGTTAATTCGATCTCTTCCAGCATTTTGCCGGTCGAGAGCCGAATTAGGTATTTGGGCTGCCTTCGGTGTTAATGGGTCTCTTCAAACGGGTAGCCAAGTGGACATGAAAATGTTGACTTGGTGTTCTACTCATCTG